AAACTGCTGATAGTCTTAATAAAATAACCATGAAAGTAAAATTTATCAAACCAGGAGCCGGTTATGGTTACGCTCACTTTGCTGGCGATGTCACCGAAATCGACGACATCGAAGCCTCTAAGCTCGTTGCCGATGGAATTTGCGCTATTGCCGAGCCTGTTGAAGGTGGTTGCCTGTTGCCCGAAGATCTGCCTTTTCGCAAAATATTAGAGAGTGCCGGTATTGCCGACATCGATGCGCTGAAGACTGTTGAAGACCTGACAACCATTAAAGGTATTGGCGAGGCAAGTGCTAAGGCCATTGCCGACTATCTCGCGAAAATTGAAGCATAATGTTATCTGTTAAGTGGTTGCACAATGGTGCAGGGTATGGCTTCGGCTACTTTGCCGGCGATGTGAGTGAGATAAGTGACGAGGACGCCGCAAGGCTCACGGAGCTATCGGCCGTGCTCATTATTCCTGAAACCATTGATGCACCACCAACAGTCAACACCACGCTCTTTAATCCTAATAAAAACCTGTACATCCGATGATTGCCATCACTTTTACACCGCCCGTCAACACGCCTGTCAGCATCGAAGAGCTGAAGCGTCAGCTTCGCCTTGAGGTTGACCCGAGCGAGTGGGATGTGATGCTCGACATGTACATCACCGCCACGGTGGCCACATTCGAGCAGTTAACGGGTCGCGCTCTCATGAGCCGCACCATGACAATGACAGGCAAGCCAGAGAGTAACGATATTGCTCTTAAAGGATGGCCGGTGACTACCGTTGTGGATGTGAAGTATTACGATGCTGCCAATGCATTGCAGACCATGGCCGCCGATAACTACGAGCTCAATCTCACTGTTATCCCAGTCACGTTGCATATTAAGGCAATGCCTCAGCTATACGACCGCTTCGATGCAATGACAATCACTTATACCGCTGGCTATGCCTCTTCGAAGGAAGTGCCTGCTGATATTCGTGCAGCCATTCTCGTTGGTGCCGCCAGCAAGTACGAGCAACCTGTCGATAGCATTCAGTCGTTACCAAGCGTATTCTATAACATAGTCAATAATAATAAGTTATGGATACGATAAACCCGGCGGAATTTGATACGCGCATTGTGATTGAGGCTGCCACCATCGTCAAAGATGGCATGGGCGACAGCTCAAAGACCTGGAACGTCATTGGTAAGGCATGGGCTAAGTGGCAATGGAGCAACTCGTCGGAGAATGTGGGTATGAATCAGGTTGTTACCGATCAGGCGGCCACTGTAACCATACGTTATCGTGCCGACATTACCAACGCTTGTCGCTTGTTGATGGATGGCCAGTATTACTACGTCACCGCTGTCACACCTGGTCATCGTCAGGGACCCGTGGAGATGACAGTCAGCAAGCGCGACAATGGCTAAGGGTACACCGGTAACTGTTCAGTTCACGGGCAACGAGACCGTCGAAGAGATCATGCGAGAGCTACCTAACGAGGTGCGCTCAACCGTTATGCAAAAAGTGTTTGCCAAGGCTTCGCAACCTTTTGTGCGCGATGCAAGAGGCCGATTTACAGGCCGCGAAAAGAAAGGTATTGGCACCATTAACGGCAAAGTCAACGGTAATTTTTACGCGGGTTTAGTCCGCAAAGGCAGCAACGGCCTTGAGTACATGATAGCGTATTGGAAAAACTTTGGCACACTTGCCAACCGCGATAAATCGTGGAGCTTTTCGTACGCACGAAAAAGAAAAAGCGCCTCCTGGCGTGGAGGTATTAAGCCCCGCGGCAACATTGCCGGAGCATGGGAGGCCAATAAGGCACGGGTTGAAGCGACGATCGAAAACGAATCGGCGAAAATTATAATGGATTATTTGAAAAAAAGATGTAAGCGATGATACACAGCGTGATAAACCACATCATAACGCAGGCCGGCTATGATAGCTATCCAATGATAGCCAATGAAACGACGCCGCCGCCATTTGTGGTTTATGCCAATATAATTACCACTCCTAAGCATTACAAAGGAGGCATGTGCTATTCAACAGCATTCACGCTTATTGCTATCGCGCAAAAGGCCGTCGATGCAACAACAATGGGCAATGTATTGAAAGATGCATTTCATCACTTAACAATAACGCACGACACGACCGTCGTTGATGGTTGTGTATTCGTTAGCCGCGGCACCGATGGAGAGATGGCCGAAGGTGGCGAGCGGTACTATTTCGAAAGCATTGATTTTAAAATATCACATAAAACGCCCTGACCGGGCATAACCTTTAAAATAAAGCATCATGGCAAAAAGAAAAATGGGATGGGAAATCCTGTTCCGGCAGAAGACAGGCGCCAGCACCTACAAGTATTTTGCTGCCGTAACAGCCAACGGATTTGATTTAACTCCCGAGATTAAAGAGAGCATCACCAAGGCCGATGTAGGTCAGAAAAAGAAACGCATCAGCGGATACACTGCCGAATTTAGCATCGATGGTTTTTACGAAGTCAATGAAGCTGCCGACGAGGCAACCAGCATCGACGTTCACGACATTATCGCTATGGTAATTAATAAGACCGAACTCGAATTCTCTTACGGCACTTCGACTGTCGGCGAGACATCATATACCGGCAAGGCTATTTTGACAAAGTATAGCGAAAAGTCGGATGCTGAGAACGAAGCTACTTACAGCTGTTCGCTTGCTTTAAGTGGTGCATTAACCCCTGTCGTCAACGCCTGATGGATAAACAATACATTACTCTGCGCGGCAAGCAATACCGCGTAGAGGCCACTGTTGCCGCGCTTAAGAAGTTCTGCAACCATAAAGGGTTGAATGACTTGGATGGCATTGATAAAATCAATACCACTTCGTTCGACGATTTGCAGTACCTCATTATGGGATGCCTCGAAAGCGGTGCCAGCATGGATGGCGTTGAGCTTGATTTTGAAATGGATCAGCTCTTTGAGATGATGCGACCTGCCGACATTGCCGAGTTCATGGACATCTACAAAGAGCAGAGCGGCATTTCGAGCGCCGAACTTGACAAAAAAAAAGCACAGCGCCTCAAGGCTCAGCCGAAGTGGTGGAACAGGTGGAAAACCAAACGGTAACCGTTAACCTACGCTATATTATCGAAATAGGCTTGGGTGTGCTCAACTATTCGCCCGAGCAGCTTTTCGAAACACGCATGTGCTTTTTCTGGGCGAAGCTGGCAGGCTACTTTGCCGAGCGTGATCGCCAATACAGGGCACAAGCGGAGTTAACCAGGCTTCAAACCTTTTTGCTGATAAATGTCAATTTGCAGGAAAAGAATAAGTTAAAGAAGCCCAGCGACTTATATCATTATTATTGGGAAGATGAGCAAGCATCATCGCCCGGAAAGCCTAAACTAACCGACGAGCAGATAGAGCAACGCTCGCGAAATCTTTTAAAAGCCTTCAATCATGAGTGTCATCAGCAACCTTAAGGTCAAGTTCTCCGCCGATACCAAGCAGTTTACCAGCGACGTAAAGGAAGGCGAAAAAGCGATGAAGGAATTCTCGCAGCAAGGTGGCGACGCTATTGGTAACCTCAGCGACATGATAGGTGTTGACCTCGACCGCATTTCTGGCGGGTTCAGTACTTTTAAATCAGTGCTTACAAATGTAAGTGCCGGATTTAAAGGTGCGGCAGCTGGCTCAACTACCCTTACAGGAGGTTTAAAGATTTTAAAGGTTGCACTTATTACGACTGGCATTGGTGCCCTGGTTGTTGGCCTTGTTTCGCTGGTGGCTTACTTTACCAAGAGCGAACGAGGTGCCGATAAGCTTAGTACGATGATGGCAGGTCTTGGCGCCATTGTTAAAGTACTGACAGACAAAGCAGTGAAGCTCGGCGAGTTCATTGTGTCGGCTTTCGAAAACCCAAAGAAGTCAATTGCTGACCTTTGGAACTTCCTGAAAGATAACTTCTTAAATCGTTTTAGCGGCATCCTCGATCTATTCTCGGCCGTTGGCGATGGTCTTAAGGCTATTTTCGATGCCGATTGGGATGCCCTGAAAAAGAGCGCAACCGATGCGCTGCAGTCTATTGTTCAAATCAACACCGGGTTAGATAAGGCTCAGCAGAAAGCGATTATCGATGGTATTTCGAATATGGCAAGCGAGATGGCTAACGAAGCCGTTCAGGCCGCCAACCTTAAGGATAGGCTTAATAACCTTGAAACAGCCGAGCGTAATTTATCAGTGACATCAAAACAGCGAGAGGCAGCAATCAAGAGTCTTAAACAAGTTACTGATGATATTACTAAAAGTGATCAGGAGCGAGTTGACGCGGCGCTTAAAGCAAAAGAAATACAGCGATCAATGCTGAATGATGAGCGGAAAATTGCATCTCAACGAATAGCTATTCTCGAAGAGCAGATGCGTCTTAGCGAAGTGACTGCCGAAGATCAGCAGCGCCTTGCTGATGCTAAAATAGCACTTGCCGAAGTGGATGCCCGCATCATTGATCAGATGACCGAGATGAATAACAAGCTCAATAGCTTAAATAAAGAGATCATTGCTCGGCGGGTTGAGCAGGATAAATACCTGCAGCTACTCAATAACCCCGAAATGAAGCGCGGCCAATACGGTGTCAATATCACGATGGGCATTGATACGAAGAAGCTGGCTAAGATGAAGAATGATATCGTTGCTATTTCGGATGAAATAAAGACGGTGATGATAGACATGACGTCTGTTATTAACGACTCATTCGCCGATGTCGCTACTGGAATAGGTCAAACGCTTGGCAATGTAATGGCCGGCACTGGTCAGATGAGCGATTTCGCATCTGTGATGCTCACCATTTTAGCCGACATGGCTATCAAAGTGGGTGAAATGGCTATTGCTACAGGTATTGCCGTCATTGGTATTAAGGCCGCTTTAATGTCAATGAACCCTTATGCGGCTATCGCGGCAGGTATTGCTTTGGTTGCATTAGGTTCGGCCGTGAAGTCGGGGCTTCAAAGCGCGGCGAGTGGCGGTGGAGGCAGCACGGCATCATCAGGCGTCACCAGCTCATCCGTTCGCAGCGTCACCGCCAGCGATACCAATAACGAGATAAAGGTATCGGGTGAGTTTAAAATACAGGGTAACACACTGGTAGCTGCTGTCAATAACGAAACGAAACGTAAATCAATAACCTCATAGCCATGGCATCCGATACCTTTAGCATCAAGCTCAAATCGAACGCAACAGGGCAGTCGTTTTACGTGCTCATGGATACCAACGGCTCCATGGTGACCGTTCGATCTACCGGCGTCGCCTCGCGTGGTGCTGCGTACGAATACACCGTAGGCGCTACTATAGCCGCGAGTGTCGTCAATTTGCGGACGGCGCTGCTAACTGATTTTACCAATATTAATGTGGTGATTAATGCGAACGATAACAGTCGCCTCGACATCACATCAACAGCCAGCGGAACCATAACCTTTGCGAAGACAAGCCCTTTGATTTGGGGCGATGCCTTCGGGTTTACCCTCAACGGCTATGCCCGCCGCTATGCCTTTGAGTTTACCGACAAGAACGGCAACGCCAATACCATCAACATCGACCAGAAAGACTATTTCGATGCTGTAGAAGATCGCGACCTTGGCGCACGCAACCCATTGCACCGCAAGGATGTGAGCGATAATGTTCTTGGTCATTCATTGGAGTTCGACATTGAAGTGCAAGAGAGCGAAACGCTTGGCTTGCCTGAGTTCTTTGTTGAAGACCCATTTACGTTTAAGGTCACACTTAAGCGAAATGGCGGTACTAAATTTGTGGGTTATGTTAATGCCGAGCAGTACAGCGACCCGTACATCGCGCCGCCTTTCGACGTGAGCATTGTGGCGAGCGACGGCATCGGTCTGTTGAAGCAGATCAATTTCGACATGACTGGAAAATGGGTGTCGGAATTAAGCATTATTGCATTTATACTCAATAAACTGGGGTTAGGCCTATCGATAATGATAGGTATGAGCATTCATGAGTTATACGAGTCGGGAAGCTACACGGCAATGGGTCAAACCTATGTCGATGCATCGTACTTTGTCGACAATGCCATGAACTGCTACGATGTGCTACAGACTATTCTGCGCAGCTATGGCCCATCGTGCTACATCGTGCAGCACAAAGGGCAGTGGGTTATCACCCGAAACATGGACATGATGGGTTCGTATGTCGTCCACAACAAAGATGGCGTGAAGACAGGCAATGCCTCGACGCCATTCGCCACGGTCGAGTACGATAATGCCGCCACATTGAGGTATGTCAGGCCTGTTAACTCGCTCACGCGCACCATGATGCCGCGTGCTAAGAGCATCACTGTTACCGGAAGCCTTGGCAATAAGAATAACTGGACGGACTGGGCGGCATTTCCATTTGCCAAAACAACATTTAACGCCGGTAACAATGCCGGTATTGGCGATCTTGACCGCTATGTTTTCGAACAGTGGACAACTATCACCACCTCCGACAACTGGACGGCCGAAGGGGTCTACACTAACCACGAAAATACCGACGTCATGTCGTTGCGTAACAGCTATGATCATGTTTATCCTGGCACTGACTGGCAATATATCGCGGCCAATGTCATTGAAAACGCATTGCAAACCACTAAGCGCCTGCGCTTTGAGATTGATTTGCAGTACTTCTGGAAAGATCACGGCACCGACATCTACAAGATTATCAGGGTGTTTATCACATCAGGCACAAGTTATCTTACTGCCGATGGATGGACAACCACGCCAACCTATAACGAGGTGCAGTTAAGCAACCGCACGCCGTTTACCTTGAGTATCGAAGTGGATGGCTTACCCAATGCAGGGCCTATTAACGTTCGATTTGGTTTCATGGATTTGAAGTTGTTGGATATTGCCGACAAGCATGTCTACGTCTCGCGCATAGCTGTTTTGTATGCCGAAACCACCGACGTGCCTAAGTCAGTGACTTACTATACCGACCTGGTGCCTATCTCGTCCGAGAAAATTGAGATTGCCGACATCCCTGTTGATATCCCTGTCTATAATTCGGCGCTGCCAAACCAGTATAATTTCATCAAAACACGAAGTAACGGGCTGCCAACATTTCAGTGGGCGCACTCTGACGACCTGACGTTCTACCGCCTGCCTGTTATCATCATTCGCACCGAAGCGAGTAACCGCCGCGCGGTGCGACAGCAGCTTAAAGGTACTCTGCAGTTGATGGGTAGCAACCTGGCTTATGGCGACTGGAATACCATGCTTCGGTTTATCGACTCATCGAACGAGTATCGAACCTTTATTGCCGATGCCGTTTCGCATGATCTTTTTGAGGATGAAATAGATGGCGATTTTACCGAGTCGCTGATATACGTCGACATGCAGCTCGACATTGTTGAAACAATTAAATACAGCTAATATGGCCGATTTTAATAACGAAAATTTCCGACTCCGCATCAGCCTCGAAGATTCGCAAGGCATCGACATAGGCGTGGCCATTATCCACGACATTGAGCTGAAGCTCTATAGCGAGCTTCGCGGCAATGTGTGGCTCCAATATGCTTACCCTGATAAGACCGGCTACTTACCAATGGAGTTGATATTGCCCGTTGGCACAACACCCGGTGCGCTTGTTGCCGAAATTACGCCCACGCAGGCCGCCACCGCACCTACAGGCGTGGTAGTGGCACAAGTCACCTGGCGCATCCCCGATGCTGACTTCGAAGGCGGCTTTAAGGTGAAGACCGAAAAGGGTAAACTGTTAAACATGAGGGAGGTAGTGCGATGAGCGACGAAATTTTAAAGATCATCACCAGCGGTGATGAAGAATATGCGCTTGTTGTTGAGCCTGTTAGTGAGCAGGAGTTCACCCTCAAGGTAGTCCTCGAAACCTTTACTGTCAATGAACAGGCCGGTACGGTGAACAGCATCAACGGCATTGGTCCCGACGTGTTAGGCAATGTAGTTATTGATGCCGACGACGTGCCCGAAACCGCCTCGCGCCTATACCTAACCAGCGCCGAGCGCCTGAAGCTGACAGCCATCACCGGAGCCAATACCGGCGATGAGACAGCCGCCAGCATCATGTCGAAGATTGGCGATGGCACTAAGATCAATAGCACTTATCTGCCAAGCTATGTTGATGACGTGTTGGAGGTTGCCAACTACGCGGCATTACCTGTCACCGGCGAGCAGGGCAAGGTTTATCTCACCCTTAACGATAATAAGCAATACCGTTGGAGCGGTTCGGTATATGTAGCTATCAGCAATGTGCTTGACTATGCCACGCAGGCCGAAGCCGAGGGCAATACCGAGAATACTAAGGTGATGACGGCGCTGCGCGTGTTTCAGAACTTCTTCAGGAATGCCACATCGTACCTGTTTACCAGCCTGACTACCAGCAATAAGACGCTTACAGGAGCCATCAATGAGCTGAATGATAATAAGGTTGATAAGGTTACCGGCCTTGGTCTGTCTGAAAATAGCTTTTCAACGGCTGAAAAAAGTAAGCTGGCAGCTATCACAGGCACCAACACAGGTGATGAAACAGCCGCATCCATCCTCACCAAGATAGGCGATGGCACCAAGATAGGGGCTATCTATCTGCCAAGCTATGTTGATGATGTGGTGGAGGTTGCCAACTATGCCGCACTGCCTGTCACTGGCGAGCAGGGAAAGATTTATCTTACCCTTGCCGATAATAAGCAGTACCGTTGGAGCGGTTCGGTATATGTAGCTATCAGCAATGTACTTGACTATGCCACGCAGGCCGAAGCCGAAGGCAACACCGAAAACACAAAGGTAATGACGGCGCTGAGGGTGTTTCAGAATTTCTACAAGAATTCGACATCTTATATATTCTCTAGCCTCACCACCACGAATAAGACCATCGTTGGTGCTATCAACGAGCTTAAATCGTCGGCCGGTTCGGCAGGCGGTCACACCATCCTCGACAATTCCGGCACTATAATGCCGGCAGAAACGAAGCTGCAATTTAAAGGGCTGGTGCTTAGTGATGATGCGGCGGGTGGGAAAACGGTGGTGGATGCGAGTGGGATATCTGAAGCCGCTGCGGCAGCTCAGGCGACTGCTAATAGTGCAGTTAATGCGGCAAGTACGGCGCAAGCGAATATTTCCGCCCATACGAATAACACCCCCGAAAAAAAGCACGCTACCAACCAAATACATCACCTAGCAGCATTGGTAAAGCTGGCGTTAGCAGCCAATACAGATCAAGGAACTATCAACCAAGCCATCGATACATTCTTGGCTGGTACCATTAATGCTAACTCAATAAACGATGCTACATGGATGACATCCGAGTATCGTTTGGCCATGCTTCAAAAACAGGCTGATGCATCGATACAAATGACAGGTACCGCATTACTCGTTAATATATTTGCCCCTCCCGGGGTAGATGCTTATCTAACAGACCGAAGCGGATGGACAGGCGAGCAAAAGACAATTACAGCCGCTAACTACAATGGCGAATTAGGTGGCCCTGGTCGCATAAGAGTGCTACCAGACGGAACTGTTTGTTATTGCATCAGCTCAACTAAGGGCACTAGCGGCCAAGCCAATGGCACTGCTACCTATTATCGAAACAGAGCGCACGATGTATTAGATAGTTCCAATGCACAGGATGCAAATGTCATTGCCGCTCTTGAAACCGAAGCAGGCTGGGATAGTGCTACAAATGTGAAAGTGCTCACTATTCCCGCTCGCTTGGGAACATTTCACAAGCAGTTAGGTGGATATACTTATTGGTGTTATGCTATTAGCGGATCAAATAGTTATTGGTGGCGCAATGGTACACCTGCTGCCCGAAGCATTAATATATCAGCAGCTTCACACCCTACATTAACAGCTCATTTATTGGCATATGATTTTACATCGTCAGTTTACACGGAGGTGGCGGGTGATGAAACGACAACTGTTCGCGGTCAATATTTTTACGACTTAGCAACGCGAAAGGAATTCAAAAAGGTAACCACCACACAATGGGAAAAAACGCGATGATATGGCTTTAGAAATATTTAAAACACCGGATGATCTTATTCTATTTGGGCAGGATGGGAATATTTTTAGAACACCATATAACCTTGATAAAGGGATAACAAGTTTGAGTAGTGTGCGAATTAGAATTAGTAATCTTGGTAATATTTATACAAATAATTTTGCAGCATCATTGCTATATTCAAAAGCTAACATAGCCAACTATGACGGCATACTGATGTTTTCGTTGACGGGGGCAACACCAACCGCATCGAATTACAGTTTAACGCTTGGCAATTTAAATGGCGCCTATACTTGGCGGCCAGAACAGTTTGGAATGCCGACAGATACGAATAAGTTTAAGTTTATTTGTGTAACAAAGAATGGATCAACTTATTATAGTTATGCTAATTCGCAAGTTATAAGTGGCATGCCATATTTCAGAAATGTTGGTGGTAATTGTGATGTTTATCTTGGCTATAGCTATGAATCGGGCGAATTTAGAACACTAAGTTCAGGCGGGGCTATATCTGAATTTGCTTTTTTTAATCGTTACTTGACCCAAGATGAGATTTTATATCGAAGATCAAATATGTCCATTAATGATTTTATGTCATTAAGCGGCTGCACTTGTTACCTTTTGTTGAATTACGCCGAATTACTTGATTTCTCAGCGCTGCAAAACGGGAGTGATATGAGGATAGGTTGCCGGGATTATTCCGGATTTAATAATCATGGCGAAATTATTAATCTGCCTGCCGGAACTGTCGCTGAGAAGATTAATTATACTAATACATACTTATTCAAACATCATATAGCATGATAACAAAAATAGGCATCATTCGCACGCCAAACCCATCCAGTTATCCCGCCTTTTTTAAGGACGAAGATTTTGCCCCCATCACCCGTTGCGGCATCATCTATTACAAGGTACTAGCCTTGTCGCATTATATAGATGAGCTGCCGTTTGATTATCGATTTGATAGCGAAGAGGCTTACCAAACATGGCTTACCGATTTTTTCTACGTCATCATCCCATCCGAACTCATCCCCTCGCTTGTCGACTTATCCGCATTTGTTGAGGACATTGATGTTGATAATCAGTTCAACGTCATCTTATCAACAACCGATATCACCACTCGCAATGCCGCCACTTACAAGGTGCCGTGCGATGTTATCAATATGACTCCGTGCAAGCTATTGGCATGGGAGGCTGGTGATGATACACTATTACAAGGTATCATCGACGTGTGGAATAGTCAGGAGGATTACCGCGTCATTGATTTCGCGTGCAAGTTTGATAGCTATGCGGAGTTAGAGGCGTTTAAGATTTTACAAATAGTTTAACAATGAAGATAGTATACTGTTTACTGTGTGTTTTATGGATTTGCTCGTCTTGCAAGCTTCAAAAAAACACGACTTCTTCCCTGTCTGCCAGCGAAAATCGTCAGATAACCATCGACTCATTGCAAGTTATACGAGCTGCTAATTTTAACTTAATCGATACAACTCACATTAACTCCGGTAGCATTATTGTGACAGATATTAAGTATTGCCACCTCAAGAACGACTCCGGCCAATACATTGCCTTGCCAATAAGCGAGCATCGAGTAGAGCGGCGAAGCGAGCAGATAGATAAAGGCTTATCGATTTCTAAGCAGTCATCAAGCGACTCGTCGCACCTGGTTAAGAGCGAAGATATCAAGTCGAAAAAAGGCGAGCGTAAAAGTGCCAGTCTTAAGACCAAGGCGCAAGATAGCTGGCTTTGGGTGATATTGATAGGCTTTATTGCTGCCATCGCCTTGATAATTAAGTATAAAAGTCCTTTAATATCGAAATTTCTAACCCTTCTAAAATATTTTAAATGAACTACTTAATCAAGTACCTGACGGCCTTTGGGACGTCGTTAGTCGCAATGATACTTGACGCGCGCTGGATGCTTGTAATAATGGCATTCGCGGTAATTGCCGACTGCATCACTGCTTATCGCCTGAGCCGTAGGGTTCGAAAAAAATACCCCAATAGGTCGCGGCCAAATGATGGCTATTTTTCGACTGAAAAAGCAACATCAAAGGCTTATCGGCTACTAGCTTATTTGGGCTCTATAATTTTTGCACTTATCCTGGATAGCAAGGTGATGGTAATGTGGGATAGCATTTATCTTGCAAACTATGTAACCGTGCTATTTTGCGTTCTCGAAGCCATTTCGTGCCTAGAAAACGAATCTAGCTGCAGTGATTCGCGAATAGCATTATTTCTTCAAAAAATTCTCGTCGATAAAACGCAGCGCCATCTTGGCATTGACCTTAACCCGCTAATTAAAGATAAAAATGAAAGCTAGTGAATTAGCATATAGCATCATTAGGACGTATGAAGGCCTTCGACTAACGGCCTACTTATGCCCTAATGGCAAGTGGACAATTGGTTATGGTCACACCCGCAATGTGAAGCCTGGTGATGTCATCACAAAGGCTAAGGCTGAAGAGCTGCTGATCGAAGATGTGACTGAAGTGGAGGTGTTAGTCAATAAACTGGCTTTGAAACTCAATCAAAATCAGTTTGATGCGATTGTTTCATTTGTTTTTAACCTTGGTATTGGTAACTTTGGCGGATCGACGCTGCTGAAGAAGATCAGAAAGAACCCAAATGATGCCTCTATAGAAAACGAGTTCCTTCAATGGAATAAGGGCGACGGCTCTCATGATAAGGTAGATAACGACGGCGACGGCTTGGTTGATGAGCCTGGTGAGAAAAAGGTTTTACCTGGTCTCAAGACTCGACGAGAGAGGGAGGCGGAGATATATTTTATGAGTTAGTTGGATTGTAGTTGTATCAATGAGTTTAATTAGCTGATATTTAATGTGTAAAATAGTCCCTCCTGGATCACAAGAAGGCAGTCATTTTTTGACTGCCTTTTTTGTTTTACACAATCTCTCCCGCTTTCGCTATCTTTGCATTGTGCCATAGAGCATTGGCATTCACTCAAAATTCATTTCCATGATCAAATTTAGCCTGTTGGGACTCTGTTTTTTAATGAGCCTAACATTTACTAATGCAATAAATTATCAGTCAATTAATTACACCCAAGAGGATAGTCTGATTTTTAACCAGATAATTAACCTGAGTAAAGCTGAAAAATGGGCACAAAACAGTGTTGGTGAGATCATTATCAAAACGGCTAAATGTTTTGAAAATAGACCTTATGTAACCGCTACTCTTGAAAAAAATGAAGAGGAGCTGCTCGTCATTAACCTTCGCGAACTCGATTGCACAACTTTTCTTGAAAATGTCATAGCAATATCGCAATGCATTGTCAAACAACACAATACATTTTCTGATTTTACCCATGAGCTAACCCAGATACGTTACCGTAATGGCATGATAGATGGCTATCCATCACGTCTTCATTACTTTACGGAGTGGTTGGTTGATCATCAGCAGCGCGGTTTCATTACCCTTATCAGCGAAGAAATTGGTGATGCGCCGTTTAATAGTCAGGTGAGCTTTATGTCAACGCATCCCAACAGCTACAAGGCTCTATCTAACCATCCGGAATTCGTGGAAGCGATACGCAAAACAGAGGTAGAAGTATCGGCTTATCAACTTAAACAAATCACGACCAGTCATTTACCACAAGTAGAAAATCAAATCAAAGATGGCGATATCATTGCCTTTTCGACCACCATTGACGGTTTGGACATTTCGCATGTGGCCTTTGCCATCCACCAGAATGGAAAATTATGCTTTATACATGCCTCAACATCAGCCAATAAAGTAGTTATCTCAAAGAAATCACTCTATGACTATTTATTGGGATCAAAACGAAGTGATGGTATTTTAGTGGGAAGGATGATGAAAATGAAATAAGGAAATAAAGAAATAAAAGACAAAGC